TCTCCCGCCAGTTCAAAAACGGACTGATGGGCACGGGCGTGCTTGGCTACGACGAAATCAACATGTCGCAGTCTATCAAGCAGTTCACGACTGGCTCGCGCACGGGCACAATCACTGTTGACGGCACGATGTCTGCTCAGGGCTCTTCCAAGATCACCCTGAACGGCACGACCGGCAACACGCTGGCCGTGGGTGACGTGTTCACGATCGCCAACGTGTTCGCAGTCAACCCGCAGACCCGCGAATCGACCGGCTCGCTCCAGCAGTTTGTTGTCACGGCGGCTAACACCGCTGCGGCCAGCAAGTTTACGGACGTGTCGATCAGCCCCGCGATCTACACGGCGTCTCACGCGCTTGCTACGGTTAACTCGTTCCCGCAGAACCTTGCTGCGGTTACGTTTGTTGGCTCTGCTTCGACGCAGTACCCGCAGAACCTTGTCTATCACAAAGACGCCATCACGATGGCGACGGCCGACCTTATCATGCCGCAGGGCGTTGATATGGCGTCTCGCCAGGTCCATAACGGCATCAGCATGAGGATCGTGCGCCAGTACGACATCAACAACGACAGGATGCCCTGCCGTATCGATGTTCTGTACGGCTACTCGGTCATTCGTCCGCAGATGGCCGTGCGTCTCTGGGGTTAACAGGTACATTAGGAGATAACCACTATGCCACTTTCTAACGGAACAGGCGGCTACCAGGTTGGCGATGGCAATCTGGGCGAAGTCAGCTTCTTCAACACCGACACGCCGGATGCGCTTACCGGCGCTTCAGTCACCATTACTGCGGCTAACCTTGCCAAAGGCGTCTGCACAATGGATTCCGGCTCGACCTCGGCGGGAACCTATGTGTTCCCTACCGGCGCTTTGCTGGATGCGGCGTTTCCGTCGCTCAAGGTGGGTTCGACGTTTGACTGCGCGTTTGTCAACCTTGGCGACGACGCTGGCAACGACGTGACGTTTGGCGCTGGCGCTGGCAACACCCTGGTTGGCAACGACGTCATCCAGGATGCGCTTACCAAAACCAACAATACGTCCGGCGTCTTCCGCTGGCGTAAGACGGGTGATGCGGCGTACACCATCTACCGCATTTCGTAAGCAACAGACCCCGGCAGAAATGCCGGGGTCAACCTTTGGAGGCGTAAATGCCAAATACAAAACCAGTAGGTGTTGCCTACTCGGACCCCGAACTTGTGTCAGGCACGACTATTGCTGGAGCAGCTATTAGCGGCGGAACTGTCAGCGGAGCTATCGTCAACGGCCCGGTTACAACTGTTGCCGCTACCGGTTCAACTAATACAGACGCAGCCCCAATAGCAGCCGCTACCTACATCTGTGTTGTTACGGCTGCTGACGGCACTAAAGGCGTCATTCTTCCGGCTATGGTGGACGGTCAGACCATCAAAGTTAAGAACAACGCCGGGTCTATCCTGAAAGTCTATCCGTTCTCAGGCGCGGCCATCAACGGGCTTACGGCAACCACCGGCTCCCTTAACATGGCGGCCAACACGATTGCCGACTATACCCGCACGTCGTCTACGCAGATCTACTCTACGCCGCTTCTGCCGTCTTAATAATTGACTCAAGGTAGCTTCTGGCTACCTTGAGTTAGCTTTACTGGAGAGATTTGTGGCAGTCATCTATCTCAAACACGACACGCATGGGTGCAAAGTAGCTACGTCTGACGCAGAAGCTGCGTACGACAAAACACATGGCTGGTACGAGTTTGATCCTACTGATGACACGCCGGCCCCAGACGTGGTAAACGAATTCGTCCCTAAGCGGCGCACCCGGAGAAGCGTAGATGACAACAGCGGGCGAGATAATTAATGGCTCGCTGAGGCTGATCGGCCAGCTGGCGGAAGGCGAAACGCCGTCCTCAGAAGTGTCTAACGACGCTCTGACCGCCATGAACCAGATGATTGAAAGCTGGAACACCGAACGGCTTTCAGTCTATTCTACTCAGGACCAGATATTTACCTGGCCGGCCAGCACGATCAAACGCACTCTTGGCCCAACCGGCGACTTTGTCGGTTTGCGCCCTATAACCATTGATTCGGCGACGTATTTTCGCGACCCGTCAACTAACGTCAGTTACGGGCTCAACATGATCAACCAGCAGCAGTACAACGGTATTGCTGTTAAAACGGTGACGTCTACGTACCCGCAAGTCATGTGGGTCAACATGACTAACCCTGACATTGAAATATACATTTACCCTGTCGCTACGCGGGTGCTGGAATTCCATTTTGTATCTGTGTTGGAGCTAACCCGTCCGGCTACGCTGGCTACGGATCTGATCTTTCCGCCCGGCTACCTGCGCGCGTTCCGCTACAATTTGGCGTGCGAGTTTGCACCAGAATTCGGCGTAGAACCTAGCCCGCAGGTGCAGCGCATCGCCATGACGTCTAAACGCAACCTTAAGCGCGTTAACAACCCTGACGACATCATGGCTCTGCCGTACTCCATGATTGCTACACGCCGTTGGCCTCAGTTCAACATTTACACCGGTATGTAGATGCAGTCTCCAATTCTTGGCGGAACGTATCTTGCACGCAGCCCAAACGCTGCTGCGAACCGCCTTGTCAACCTGTTCCCCGAGTCTGTGTCAGAAGGACAGACAGCCGGCTATTTCATGCGCTGCCCCGGCCTGCGGCTGCTCCGCACCGTCGGAACCGGGCCTATTCGCGGGCTGTGGACGTTCTCTGACAAGTCCAGCTTTTACGTTGTGTCGGGCAACAGCCTGTATCGCATGACGACAGCTACGGGCGCGCCTGTGCTCGTTGGCACGGTGACGGGCACTGGGCCTGTCAGCATGGCAGACAATGGCGAACAGCTGTTCATAGCCTGCAACCCGGATGGATTTATCTACAACCAGCTCACCAATGTGTTCGCGCAGATCACTGACCCCGACTTTCCCGGCGCGGTCACTGTGTCGTACATCAGCAACTATTTCCTCTTCAATGAACCCAACAGCCAGAAGCTGTGGGTGACTGAGCTGCTGGAAGGTACGTCTGTCTTGCCGTTTGACTTCACCAGCGCCGACGGCAACCCCGACGGCGTGCAGGCCGTCAACGTAGACCACCGCGAGGCGTGGGTATTCGGCAACAACTCTATTGAGGTCTGGTATGACGCCGGGCTGCCGGATTTCCCGCTGGCGCGCATACAGGGCGCGTATCTGGAGATAGGTCTTGCTTCGCCCTACGCGGTCTGCAAGCAGGACAACACACTGTTCTGGCTCAGCCAGGACGACCGCGGGCAAGGTATCATCTTCCGCGCTAACGGCTACTCACCGCAGCGCGTCTCAACGCACGCTATCGAGTGGCAGATACAGCAATACCCTACCCTGTCGGACGCCATATTCTACAGCTACCAGCAGGACGGCCATGCGTTTGTAGTGTGTATCTTCCCCTCTGGTAACGCTACGTGGGTGTACGACGTGTCTACCGGGCTGTGGCACGAGCGCGCCCGCTGGAACAAAACAGAATTTGCGCGCCACCGTAGTAACTGCCAGTGCAATTTTAACGGTACGATTGTCGTAGGCGATTTTGAAAACGGCAACATCTACGCGCTTGATCTAAACGTCTACCACGACAACGGCGACACTCAACGTTGGCTGCGGTCTTGGCGGGCATTGCCGCCCGGCGCTAACGACCTTAAGCGAACCGCGCACCATGGGCTGCAGATCATCTGCGAAGCTGGCGTTGGCCTGAACGGCGTAGATTACTTTGACAACCAAGCCTTTCTTATCACGCAAAACGGCGACGAAATCGTTGTAGGTACAAACGAAATCATAGGCACAGAACCTGTGCTGGATCGCTTTAACAACGTTGTTCGGGACCGCTTTGGCGATATCATATACGTAAACATCTACGACACCGCGTACATGGTCGGCAGCGTTTACGTTCAGGGAGCTATACCCCGTGTCGCTCTGCGCTGGTCTGACGACGGTGGCCATACGTGGTCTAACGAACACATCGCCAGCATGGGTAAGATAGGCCAGACAGGCACCCGCGTTATCTGGCGGCGGCTGGGCATGACGCTCAAACTACGCGATCGCGTGTATGAGATAAGCGGCACAGATCCGGTCAAGATCGCTATCATGGGGGCGGAACTCGACGTTACGCCAACGGCCTCCTGATGTCGTACACCAACGTCACCCGGCTTCCAGCTCAGCGCGTCCCTCTGGTGGATGAAAAAATGCCAGGGCTGGTCTCGCGTGACTGGTACAGGTTCTTTCAACGTCTCTTTGAACTGACCGGCGCAGGCTCTGACGCCACGACAATAACAGACACGCAGATAGCGCCCTTGACCGACGCGGGCGCTGAAATTTCCATACTGAACGACAAGATCCAGCGTTTACAAACGGCCCCCGAACGGACCCCAGAAAGTAGCCCGTTCCGCTACGGAGCCTTTGTCTGCTCTACTGACCAAACAGCGGCTGCCGCTAACACGGCATACTCCGTTCCCTTTTCCGTTGTAAGGTATTCTTGGGGCGTTTACCAACCGATATCTACAAGCAAAATAACCGTAGACCGACCCGGTTTGTACTTGCTTGATGTGTCGGTTCATAAGGGGCGCACCAGTGGATCTGGAAACGTTTTTATGTGGCTAGCAGTTAACGGTACGGACGTTGCTAACAGCGCGTCACAATCCGACATTAACAGCTCCCACGCTAACGCTAGCGTAACACGTTGTTATATGCTAACTTTAAACGCTAACGATTACGTTGAAGTAAAGTGGTCTACAACTAACACAGGTCTGTTTCTGGACGCGGTCGCAGCCGCCCCTCCAGTACCGGCTATACCTGCGGCTACCGTAAACGTCTCCCGTATAGGTGATATATGAGCGCTACCCTATCGCCTGTCGCTAAGATGCAGTTTTTCAAA